CGACCGCTACGTCGATGACCAGGGTGTTCTGATGTCGTTTGGCTTCGGGTTTGGGTTTCCGCGCAGGTTGACCTCTGGCGGTGGGCTGAGCCCATCGCTGTACCTTGATTTCGTAGGTACGGGACTCCTGCCTTCCACGGTCACCTTCTCCCGAGGCACCAACGCCACGCTGACGGACAGTAACGGACGGGTGGCCTATGCGCCGCACAACCTGCTGACGAACTCGGAGGACTTTGAGGCTGCGGCTTGGATTAAAGTCGGGGCTACAGTAACCGCAAATGCTACGGTGGCACCAGATGGAGCAACTACGGCAGACAAACTCGTAGAAGACACATCAACGGGCGTGCATGTAACTGCCCAAAACGCTAGTTTAACTTCTGGCGTTTCTTATACTTTTTCTGCTTACGTTAAAGCCGCAGAACGTACAAGACTTTGGTTTGAGCGTTCAAACGCTACGCTGACTGCTTTTACTGCTAATGTAGACTTTAGTACCGGGGAAGTTGTATCCTCAACGGGTTCTGTCACTGTTTCAGTTACGCCCGCCGGTAATGGCTTTTACCGAGTCTCTCTAACCGTTTTGGCGGCATCGACCGCCTCTGGCGGAGTGCAAGTGGGTTTGGTTTCAACCGGGAGCACAATAAACTACATCGGCAACGGAACCAGCGGTCTCTTCCTCTGGGGAGCCCAACTCAACATCGCCAACGCTCCGGTCAATCTGCTGACATGGAGTGAGGATTTCACGAATGCGGCTTGGACGCCATCCGCCGCAACGGTGGCGGCAAATTCCGTAGTAGCTCCAGACGGCACAACTACTGCGGATACGTTAACTTCTGATGGACTATCAAACCAACACATTGTTTCTGCTTCACCTACGTTAGCTGCCACCACCACGTATGCGTTCAGTGTCTATGCAAAAGCAGGGGCTACCAACTTTTTGCAGATCACCACAAACTTGACGGCAGGGAGCGCAAACCATTACGCAAACTTCAATTTGCAAACTGGTGTTGTGTCGGCTGTTGGTAGTTCCGCAACGGCAACAATCACTAGCGTAGGCAACGGCTGGTATCGCTGTGTAGCAGTGATGACTACGGTGCTTACAAGCTCAAGTGCCACGTTTATTGTGGTTCCTGTGGATTCAGGTACGGCTACAAGAAACCCGACATTTGCGGCAGTCACTTCTGTTTACATCTGGGGCGCTCAACTCAACACCGGCTCTGTAGCCCTGCCCTACGTAGCCACGACGAGCAGCATTTACCTGCCCCCGGCGTACAACCCCACCACGCCCAAGAACCTGCTTGGCTTCACTCAGGAGCCTGAGAACGCAGCGTGGACCAAGAGCAACTCGTATGTGCAGCAGAACTTGCTGACATGGAGTCAGGATTTTGATAATGCGGCTTGGGTGAAGACCATTGACGGTGGGATAACGGTTAGCGCAAATACGATTGTTGCGCCTGATGGCACTTTAACGGCAGACAAATTTATTCCAAACGCTGTTGCTGGGTTTCACGCGGCGCAGCAGACATATGTTTTTCCGAACTTAGCGCACTCGTTTAGTTTCTACGCAAAAGCTGGCGAATACAGTGCAGTGCAGATTTTCGATGGCCTCACGACAGACTTTGTTAATTTCAATCTCTTGACGGAGCAGGTAGGTTCTTCATTGGGTTATACGGGCGCGATTACATCTGTGGGCAACGGGTGGTATCGCTGCACAGGGACAAAGACATTTGCCGCAGGTTCTACGGCCATTCGGATTGGGGTAGTCACTAGCTCGACGGCGGTGCGCGGAGAGAGTTTTACAGGCAACGGCACAGACGGTCTGTTCATCTGGGGCGCTCAACTCGTCCAAGGCAGCACCGCAGGAGACTACACGCAGACCACCAGTGCAGCGGCACCGACGCGGTATGTGAACTGGGACGGTACGCTGACGGGTAGGAAGCGAACACGCCTTACACGCTCTCGGTCTACGCCAAACAAGGCGAAAAAAGGTATGTGCGTGTTGGCTTTCCCGGCGCTTGGGGCGGCAGTTCAGGCTACGTTATTTTTGACCTTGAGACAGGGGCACAGACCTATTCCAGCAATGGTGGGTTGATCTTTTCAATCGAAAGTGTCGGCAATGGCTGGTATCGCTGCCGTGTGGGCAACACTGTGACGATTGTTACGTCTTCTACGGCTTATATTGGCATTAACGACAACGCAACCACAGGCACCAGCTACACCGGCGACGGCACCAGTGGCATCTACGTCAGTGACTTCCAGCTTTCCAACTCTGCCAGCGTAGACCCTTACGTTTACAACCCACAGGCAGCGGCGGCGAGTACGGCGTAGAGTGAGCTTATTACCTCATCTTGGTCGGTGTCGGGCACAGGCGTGAGTCAAAGCGGTGGAGTAGTAACTTTTTCTGCATCTCCTGCTACAGATGCGGCAGCTAATACAGGAACTGTAGTTGTCGGTGTCGGGTATATCGCTGAGTTTACTGTATCGGGGTATTCAGGGGCTGGCGGAGTAAGTTTTACAAATGCCGGTAACTCAATCGGACTTGTAGCAACCGGAAACGGTGTGTACCGACAGTTGGTCTACGCAACTGGAACTGGGGCTATTGGTGTTCGTGCTCGTCTTTCAACAACGACTGCGGTTGTCTCCAACATCTCCGTCAAAGAAGTCACCGGTTACACCGCCACTGCAAAGGGCTTGCTGATTGAGGAGCAGCGGACGAACTTGGTGACGTATAGCGAAGATTTCAGTAATGCGGCTTGGATTAATACCTCTGCATCATTCAATACCAATTCCGCGATTGCACCAGACGGGGCAACAACTGCGGACAAAATTATCATTGCAAATGGGGTTCAACTTGGAGCATTAACGGGCGCGGGGGTGCGTCAACAACCTTCAAAAGCCGCAACTTCAATAACGTACACCGAAAGTGTCTTTGCCAAAGCCGCCGAGTTCAACAGCGTCATGCTGTTCATGGCAAACGGGGCCGGAAGTAATGGCGGAAGATGCACGTTTAACCTTGCTACAGGCACCTATAGTTCACTTACAACATTTGGGAGCGGTTTTTCTGGAGCAACGGCATCAATTGAGTCTGTTGGCAACGGTTGGTATCGCTGCATTTTTATTGTTACATCTGACACTGATACTTCGATTAGGTCCGGCATATTGCCTGTAGACACGGTAGCAACAACTGGCAACGGCACTTCTGGCATCTTCATCTGGGGCGCTCAACTAGAAGCCGGCTCCTTCGCCACCAGCTACATCCCCACTGTAGCCTCTCAGGTCACGCGAAACGCTGACTCGGCAAGCATGCTGGGGGACACTCGGCAAGCATGCTGGGGGACAACTTCTACGCTTGGTATAACCCGAATCAGGGGACGTTGAGTGCTGAGGCGACTGCATATGCAGGAACCACTACAAACAGGTATTACGAATTGAGTGATGGAACGTCGGCAAACGTAATCCAAAGTTTCGCTGGACCATCTACTATTTACACAGAATGGGTGTACGTTGGGGGTGTTCCTCAAGCCCAACTTTCATCTAGTGGCTCTCCAACGTCTTTGACAAAGATTGCAGCGGCATACAAGCAAAATGATTTTGCTGCATCACTAAATGGAGCGACACCAGCCACTGATACATCTGGAGCAATACCTCCAGTTAACAAACTAAACATTGGTAGTGCTTTCAATGGTTCTAGCAATTTAAACGGCACCATCCGCCGCATCGGCTACTACAACACCCGTCTTCCTAACTCAACCCTACAGGCATTGACGACCACATGACAGACTACATGCTGCGCTTTGCTGATGAGGCTGAGGCCACGGCCATCCTCTACACCTCCACCGAGGACGACGAGGGTCAGGTCACTCTCACGCCCAACTACTACGCCATCGACACGCTGGGAACCTTGTACGAGCGCCCGCCTGAGCCGCTGCCTGAGCCGTATGACCCCGTGCCGCTGGACGGCTGGTATGTGAACGTGCGGACCCCTGAAGCGCCTGAGTTGGACGCATACATCGTGGACCCCGGCCCTGCAGTGCCGAGAAGGGTGTGGTGCTGAAATGGCTAAGTCTCCCGCTTGGACCCGCAAGGAGGGGCAGAACCCCAAGGGCGGTCTAAACGCCAAGGGGCGGGCATCTGCCAAAGCCCAGGGTATGAATCTGAAGCCTCCTCAGCCCGAGGGCGGTCCTCGCAAGAAGTCGTTCTGCGCCCGTTCTGCGGGGCAGATGAAGATGTGGCCGGAAGCGGCCAAAGATCCTGATAGCCGCCTGAGGAAAGCGCGGCGTGCATGGAAGTGCTGACTCATGGAAGCGACAATACTCTGGAACCTCGTCCTGACCATCCTGATTGGTGCAGTGGCGTTCTTCATGTCGGCCAAGTTCAAGGAGCTTGATAGGTTGTCCATCCTGCTCAACCGCACGAGGGAAGAGATTGCTCGTGATCACATCACTCGGTCCGAGTTCCGGGCTGATATGAAAGAGTTGCTGGAGCGCTTTGACAGGATCGAAGCCAAGCTGGATACTCTGCGGAGTAAGCAAAGTGCCGGTTCAATCTGAGAAGCAGCGCCGGTTCATGTATGCGTCTCTCGCTGGCAAGACGGATGTCCCGCCGAGCGTAGCGAAGAAGTTTGTCGGGCCTAAAGCCCATGCCGAAGGAGGCGAAATGAAGATGTCCCCAGCCAAGAAGGCAATGGAAATGCGCCACGCTGCCGCCCTGAAGAAGGCCGGTAAGCCCAAGATGGCTGCTGAAGAAATGAAGGAAGCCAAGGGTAAGGGCTACGCCAAGGGCGGTGGCATCGAGTCTCGTGGCAAGACCAAGGGCAAGATGGTCAAAATGATGCGTGGAGGTTCCTGTGGCTGAATACCGTAAAGAGATGGGTCCGCCTCCGGTGGACATCGACCAGTTGTCCGCACTTCCTCCGGCGCAACGCGCTTCTGGGGAAAAGAAGGCAGCGGCTCAGACCAAGAAAGACTACCCGCCCCCGAAGCCTGCCAAGGTTCCGGTAAAGAAGATGGCAGGTGGTGGGTCTGTAACTCGTGGTGACGGCTGTGTAACCAAGGGCCATACCAAAGGACGGGTGATGTGATATGCGCAAGTACCGCAAATTCTCTGAAGGCGGCACGGCTGCCCTAGACGAACTCGCTTCTGGGCGTGAAAAGGGTAGCTTTGACGAAGATACCTACGCTCGGGCGAAAAAGTTTCTAGAGCGTGGGGGAAGTGACGCCCCCAAGGCGGCTGCACCGGCGAAACCAAAGCCCAAAGCATCTGCTCCCGCCCCCGCACCAAAAGCGGCAAGCGCAGAGATCCCCAAGGGTAAGGAAGCCGCCCCCGCGAGCACGGGTGAAGATACTTCTGGCCCCAGCAACATGGACCGCATTTTCATGGGGTTGGGCGCGGGCGCGGGGATTGCAGGCGCAGCAAAACTTGCACGGTTGAGCCGAGCCGAGAAGGCCGCAGAAGCCGCGAAAGAAACTGCGAAGGCCGCAGCGGCTAAATTTTCCTCCCCACAAACGGCGAAGCAGGTCACCACGGAAACTGGGCGTAGGTTCAGCCCCAAGGCCGAGATGGAAGCCGCCGAGTCCACGATGCGTGGAGCAGTTGGGCGTAAACAACTTCAAGCCAAACGCGCAGAAGCGGGTAGGACCGCCAAAGCTCGTGCAGAGACGATGGAGCGTAACAAGCCCGTCCTACAGGCTACCCCCAAGAAGGCTTCCCCTCGTGACCGTACACGGGAGGATCGTGAACCTGACTACGAACTCCGCGCTAAGGGTGGTCGGATTGGCTATGCTTCGGGTGGATCAGTCCGTGGCGGTGGATGCGAATCTCGGGGTAAAACCAAAGGTAGGTTTGTATGATGGCTTCACGGGGTATGGGGGCAATCCGTAAAGGTGTGGTGAAGAAGCGCCGTGATAACACTGACTTCACTGAGTACGCCAAGGGCGGCGAAGTTGGCCTCTACGCCAACATCAATGCCAAGCGCAAACGGATTGCCGCAGGATCGGGCGAAACCATGCGCAAGCCGGGTGCTCCCGGCGCTCCTACTGCCAAAGCTACATTCAATCTTGACCTCAACGAAGCGGTTGAGGAAGCCTTTGAGCGCTGTGGTGCAGAGCTTCGCACGGGTTATGACCTGAAGACCGCACGGCGGTCGATGAACCTGCTCTTCACAGACTGGGCCAACCGAGGGATTAACCTCTGGACGGTGGAGCAAGGCTCACAAGTCCTGACACCCGGTACAAATACCTACACGCTGCCTGCCGACACGGTGGATTTGCTTGAGCATGTGATCCGCACGGGCTCCGGTTCTGTTTCAACACAGACCGACCTGACCATCACGCGCATCTCGGTCTCCACCTACTCGTCCATCCCGAACAAGCTGCAACAAGCAAGGCCGATTCAGATCTGGATCAACCGCCAAGGCCCTGCTCCGCAGTTCACTGTGTGGCCCACGCCCGACAACTCGCAGACCTACACGCTCGTCTACTGGCGGTTGCGCAGGATTCAGGATGCTGGGGCCGGTGGTACGTACACGCAGGACATCCCGTTCCGCTTCCTCAACGCACTGGTTGCGGGGCTTGCGTACTACCTGTCCATGAAGATCCCTGGCGCTATGGAGCGCATGCAGGTTCTGAAGCAGCAGTACGATGAAGCCTGGGATCTGGCTTCGACGGAAGATCGTGAGAAGGCAGCTATTCGTCTGGTCCCACGCCAGATGTTCATCTCATGAGCAATCGTTTTGCAAACGGCGCAAAGGCCTTCGGGTTCTGCGATTATTGTAATTTTAGGTTTCCACTGAAGAAACTTAAAAACGAAGTTGTAAAGACAAAGCAGACACAAATAAAGGCGTGTCCTCAATGCTGGTCAATGGATCACCCACAACTTTTGTTGGGGACCTTCCCGGTAAGTGACCCCCAGGCCATCCGCGATCCTCGTCCAGACACAAACACTTGGTACGCCTCGGGCCAAACGGCAACTGGGTCTACCGGCGAGGGCAGCAGAGTAATCCAGTGGGGCTGGGCACCAGTCGGTGGTTCTCAGTCTTTTGATGACGGGCTGACGCCCAATTGGTTGACTTCTCCAGCAGAAGTCGGTACGGTCACGGTGGTCGTGACTTAAGGAGCGATGATGAAAAAAGATGCAATGGCGGCTCTCCGAGCCCACGCCAAGAAGCCCGCCAGTGAAGCTCACGGCAAAGGCTTCAAAAAGGGTGGCCCGACCACCGATGACCGCATGCGCCTGGGCAAGAATATGTCCCGCGCCATGAACCAGAAGACGGGGTGAGCCATGAAGACCAAGAAACTTGCTCCTGCCAAGTCCAGCTATCCTCAAGGCGCTGAGAACCCCCGTGACCTGTGCATGGTGATTGGCAACTCCTCCAAGGAGGTTGCTCCTCCGGCCAAGACCTCCGGCGTGAAGATGCGCGGTGCTGGTGCCGCCACCCGTGGCTTCATGGCCCGTGGGCCAATGGCGTAACATACAAAAAAGTATGCTATGAACTACACCGAGTTGCAGACCGCTGTTCAGGACGCGGTAGAGAACACGTTCTCGTCGGCTGACTTTGCCACAATGACGAAGTTGGCGGAGCAGCGCATCTACAACTCGGTGCAACTCCCCAACCTACGTAAGACTTCAAACCTTACGCTGGTCATCGGCAACCCACTGCTTGTTGTCCCGGCTGACTTCCTTTCAGCTTTTTCTTTGGGCGTGACCGTCGCTGGGGAGTTCAGCTTTCTGCTGAACAAGGATGTGAACTTCATGCGGGAGTCTTTCCCAAGTGTTGCCGTTACTGGAACGCCGAAGTATTACGCTCTGTACGGCACGCAGACGGGAACTCCGAAGGTCCAATCCTTCCTGTTGGGGCCCACGCCCGCCGCTGCGCTGACAGCAGAACTGAACTACTTCTACTACCCAGAGAGCATTGTCACGGCTACTACCACATGGCTTGGCGACAACTTTGACAGCGTACTGTTTAACGCGGTGCTGGTTGAAGTTGCTCGGTGGATGAAGCAGGAGCCTGACGTTGTGGCGGAAGCCAGCAAACAGTACGTCCAGTCTTTGACGTTGTTGAAGAACTTGGGTGACGGCAAGGATCGACAGGATGCGTATCGTTCGGGGCAGGTCCGAACTGAGGTGGTGTAAATGCTTATCCAGTGCGTTACCAACTCATTCCGCTCGGAGATGCTGCAAGGTGTTCATGACCTTGACACTGACATCCTGAAGATGGCGCTCTACACGAGCGTTGCGGATCTGTACCCGACCACCCAGGTTTACACGCTCACCGGGGAAGTTGTAGCCAGCGGATACACCGCAGGTGGTTTGGTTTTGACTGGAGTGACGATCACGACGGGGCCTGCAACGACAACGCAACCTGCTCCCGTTTACGTCACCTTCGACAACCCGGTGTTTAACGCGGCCCTGACGGCCCGTGGGGCGCTGATCTACAACTCCAGCAAGGCAGATCGCTCGGTGGCAATTTTGGACTTTGGCGCGGACAAGACCTCGACCACTACCTTCACGGTGCAGCTACCCGCCGCCACGCCCACCACTGCTCTGCTCCGCTTTCCTTGAGGTAACACATGCCGTCAACCTATACCACCAGCCTGCGCCTGACGCTTCCGGCAACAGGTGAAAACTCCGGCACGTGGGGCAATATCGTCAACACCGGCATTACACAGCTCGTTGACGATGCAGTAGCAGGGACTGCCAACATAACGATTGCGGGTTCCGATTACACCCTGACCAACACAGACGGTGGCACAAACGAAGCGCGAAAGATGTTTATTGTGGCTACCGGCTCCCCCGGTGCGGCCCGTAATGTAATCTGCCCTGCTGTAAGTAAGCTGTATTTCCTGTCTAACAACGTCACGGGCGGGTATGCTTTGACGTTGAAAACGCTGTCTGGTGCAGGGATCTCAGTTCCCAACGGCAAGACGATGGCGTTGTACTGCAATGGGACAAGCGTAGTAGATGCCATCACCAACCTGAGTTCCTTCACTATCGGCGGGTACACGCTGTCCTTGGGGGGTAACGCTACCTTTGCCAATGCGTTTACGACGGTCGGTGCTTTTGGCATCACGTTTACCGCGACCAATACAACGTCTGTTACGCTGCCTACAACCGGCACGTTGGCGACTTTGGCGGGTACAGAAACGCTGACAAACAAGCGGGTGAACCCTCGGGTAGACACGGTTGCAAGCTCGGCTACCATCACTCCCACAGCGGACACTTGTGATGTTTATACCATCACAGCACTAGCGACCAACACAGCAATTGCCGCCCCCTCGGGTACTCCCGTCAACGGACAGAAGCTGATGATTCGGATCAAGGATAACGGGACGTCTCGGACAATTTCTTGGACTATCACTGCTGGCGGCTACCGTGTCATCGGCACCGTGCTGCCTACCACGACTACCATTAACAAAACCATCTATGTTGGGTGCGTATACAACTCAGACGCAGGTTTCTGGGATGTAGTGGGCATCGCCTCGGAGGTCTAAATGGCAGATCGTTACTGGGTCGGCGGCACCGCAAATTGGGACGGCACGGCTGGGACCAAGTGGTCCGCCACTTCTGGTGGTGCTGGTGGTGCATCTGTTCCAACCTCTGCCGATAATGTCTTTTTTGACGCTAGCTCTGGTTCTGGCACGGTAACAATTTCAACAGTCAACGCCAACTGCAATAACCTGAATTTTTCCGGGTTCACCGGCACAATCTTTAGCGTTTCAAACACGCCGGAAATATACATATACGGTAACTTGGTTGTATCCGCTGGCATGACATGGTCCGCCAGCAGCAATCTTGCGTTTGCCGCTACGACTTCTGGTAAGACAATTACCACAAACGGTAAGAGTGTTGGTAATTCCGCACTGATACTTTTTGGTTCTGGTGGGGGTTGGACGCTTCAGGACGCCCTAACCAATACTGCGCCGATACAAGTAGCCAACGGAACCTTCACCACAAACAACTACAACATATCCTGTGGGCAGTTTGCTCCTGTTGGCGGCACTGTAGTATTGGGGTCCTCAACAATAACGTGTAGCTCTTTATATCTATCGGGCGCTACTGTAAACGCGGGTACATCAACCATAACCACTGGGGTTGTACAAATACCCTCGGGGGGGCCATATACGCTGTACAACGTAACAATAAATGGTAGCGTTTTAGCTTTTAACCAATTTACTGTTGCAACCACATTTAATAATCTCTCTATTGTACCGAGCGCGTCGTATATGCAGGTTGAGCTATCTGCAAACATTACGGTAAACGGTACGTTTACCAGCTTTGGCACAGGCGTTCAAGATCGTAACGTCGTTTACAGCAACATTCGAGGTACGCAAAGGGCAATCAACGCAGCCGCTGTTTCCATTCAAGACACGGATTTTCGTGACATAAACGCCAACGGCGCGGCGGTTCCTTGGGCTCTGTCAGGGCAACGTGTAGGAGACCTGGGTAATAACTCGGACATCACATTCCCCGCAGCCGTAACTCGGTATGCGGTGGCTTCAGGTAATTTCTCCAATACTTCTGTATGGTCGGCTACTTCTGGGGGCTCAGTAGGCGCATCAGTACCCCTACCTCAAGACACGGCTGTATTTGATGCCAACACTGGGGCTGGCACATATACATTTAACGTGCCCCGTATTGGCGCTTTGAACGCATCAGCGCTAGGCGCTCGGGTAATCTCTCTTGGGGTGGATATTGAGGTATATAAGAGTTTTACCTTGAGTTCGGCCTTGACGTTTACCAACAACAACAAGATACTATCTTTTTTGGGGGATGGAACTAATACAATAAACACCGCTGGAAAGCAGCTGTACTTCACAATTTTTGCTGGTAACTATAGGCTGAACGCAAATTTGTCCGTTCAAACAGATAGCTACATATACGGCGGGCTGTTTGAAGCTAATAACTACAACCTTACCTCTGGTAGGTTCTCCGTTCAAAACTCCACAACCGGTTACACCTCCTCCCCAAATTTGACCGTTTATATGGGGTCCGGAACGTGGACAGCCACTGGCACTTCTGGGTGGAGTTATACCGCAAGTGGTACTTTTACTCTTTTCCCAGAAACATCCACGATTGAAATTGCGGCTTCGGTTGGGGTGACATATTCCTTTGCCGGTGGTGGGGCTACTTACAATAACTTGTTAATTAGTGGGTCGACGGGCGCGGCTGCAATTTCAATATCGGGTAACAACACCTTTACATCCATCACCAGCACCAAGACTAATGCCTACTTTCTGAGGCTACCTGCCAGCGGTACAACTACGGTCGGTGCGTGGAACGTAAACGGAAGCTCTGGGAACATCATTACAGTTGAAAGCTCGTCTTCTGGCACTCGTGCCAATCTAACAAAGACAGGTGGCGGGTTTAGCGTGTCCAACTTTATTTCGGTCAAGGACATCAACGCCTCCCCCGCGTCCACCTTCTACGCAGTGAACTCCACCAACGCCGGGAACAACGTCAACTGGACGTTCAACTTCCCTACTTCCCAAGGCAATCTTCTGGCGTTTTTTACGTAAGCTGGCAAAACCATAAACCTATGGAAATCCCTAAGCTCACCCCCGTTGTTCAGTTCTGTACCGCTGCGTTCGCATTGGCGGTGGGGGGCTTTACGGCTGGCGACAAGTTTGGGTGGTGGTCAACGGAGAAGCCAATTCTGGAGTGGTCACCGGAGCACTTCAAGATCCAGCCTGCCAAGGTTGGAGCCCCCATAACGGTGCAGGTGGCACGTATCAAGCGGCGCGATGACTGCTCAGTTGAAGGCTTTTTGCCCACGGTGCGTGATGCGTCTGGGGTGATCCACGAAGCCACGCCGAGCATGTCAAAGTTCACTGGCCCCGCAAGCCCCGAGGTGGACACCTTCACCTACCAACTGACAATGTCTCCCAAGGACAAGATCGCGCCTGGGACGGCTACGCTGCTTGCAACGATTACATACAAGTGCCCCGAGGGCCAGCGTACTGTGACGTACCCCAAGCACAAGAACCTGACCTTCTTGCTGGAGAAGTAAATGCTGTCTCTTCTTTCCACCCTCGGTGGCCTGTTGATCTCCGGCTTACCAAAGCTGCTGGACTTCTTCCAGAACCGTGCTGACCAGAAGCATGAACTGGCGCTTGCCCGTGTGCAGACGGAGCGAGAACTGCAACTCGCGGCTCAAGGCTTTGCCGCCCAGGCCCGGATGGAAGAGATCAGGACCGAGCAGGTCCAGATGCAGACCGAAGCCTCCATGACCGAGCGGGCTCTGGAGCATGACGAGAAGGTCTTGGAGAAAGCATCTCGCTGGGTTGCCAACTATGTCGGTACTGTGCGCCCGACAGTGACCTACATCTTCATCCTTGAGCTTGTGGCGATCAACGCAGCGATTGCTTGGTACGCGTTTAACCAGCCTGGGTTGATCAAGGATGTGGACAGCTTGATTCGCGTGACCGCCGTGATCTTCTCTGAAGACGAGATGGCAATGCTGGGTGGAATCATTGGGTTCTGGTTCGGAACCCGTAGCTGGAACAAGAAGTGAAACTCAGCAAGGTCGGCGCTGATCTGATGCACCGATACGAGGGGTATCGGACGAAGCCTTACCTTTGCCCTGCGCACATCTGGACCATCGGCTACGGCCACGTTCTGTACCAAGAACAGATCAGGCTTCCTGTCGCAAGGGTAGGCGATTACACTGGGGTCATCCGCAAGGAGTACCCGCTGCGCCCAGAGGACAACCGGGTCTGGAGCCGAGATGAGATTGAAGAGCTT